CTATGATCTTTGTTGTGCCTGATGCTGTGGGTACTTTGTGGGTAGTGGGAACGAAGATTAACCCTGCCTTTATGGACTCGGCCGATGCTACTACAGGCAAGAAAGCCGAAGACGATTCAGGGGTAACGCTGAAACTCACGACCAACTCCAAGTTGTACAAGTATGCAGGAAGCGTAGCAGAGGGGTAGTGGTTAGTGATTAGTGGTTAGTAGTAAAAAGAGACTTATGGCTAATGATCAAAAAGTAAATAAGAAAGTGGTGGCTGCTTCCCCCTCCAAAGCGGAGGGGGAGGTGAAGCGCCTAGAGCCTAAATTGGAAGAGTGCTTCGAGGTGCTACTGCCTGGAGGGCGTGTATACTACACAGGAGAGAAGGAGGTACAAGCGGGTTTGCAGATCGTAGATCTCTCGCGGGTGCCTTACAACGCCCTAGTGTTATATATTACAGGGTTTAAATACTTGGGACTGAAAGAGGGGGCTGTAGAACTCTTCTCGGAGCTGGGCGCGGCAACCCTTGAGAAGCTCATCGCCCAAAAGCGGGAGCACTACCCTAAGGATGTGCCGTACTTGGAGCGGGCGCTGAAAATGAAGAGAGGGCAGTAGACAGAAGACAGAAGTCAGAGGACAGAGGCTGACAACTAACCACTAACCACTAAAAACTAACAACTGAGATATGGATTATAGAGCGCAATATAGGCAATTGGTTGGAGAATTGGAACGCCTTGGGGGAGACCTTCGAGGCGTTCCTCGTTACTATTCGCTAGAGGCAGAGGCAAAAGTAAGACGACTCATCAAAGAACGACAAGGTGGGGAGTCCCCACGGACAAATAGCGGGGAGCCCCCGCGGGCGAATGGGGGCGGGGAGCAGACAGATAAGGGGGGATGGGATCCCCCGCAGGCGAAAGATAAGGGCGAATTGCCATTCGCCCCTACAGCTGGTGGGGGGGAGCCTCCGCGGGGTGGAGCGCCTCCACAGGCAAATAGCGGGGCGGCTGACCTTATAGCGGATTATCCTGTGGCGCTGCATGGGGTGTATAGGGCCAAGCGGGAGGCGTGGCTTCGCGCATGTTCGCTGAAACTTACACTGAATGCTGTACCTATGGAAGAGGAGGACAAGGCGCGGGAGCTACAGCGGCAGCTCTGGCAGCTCTTCTCAGCTATGGACAACTACGATGTGGTACTGCAATATTGGCGTGATCATAAGAAGATCCTTGAACCACAAAAGGAGGATTACAGCCGCCTTACCCCCGTGGAGCTGGTGCAACGCCGCAATACGCTACGGAGTAATATAGTATCACGTGAAAAGAGCCTTGCCAAGTGGGAGGAACAAGCGAAGCGCGGAGAAGGAATGACCGTGAGGAGCTTATGGGTGCTTCAGGAGAAAATTGCTAGGAAGCGGGAGGAAGTGGAACAGATGAAGCTACAAGTGAAGGAGGTGGAGAAGTTGTTATCCCCCTAGCCCCCGAAGTCCCCCTAGCCCCCGAAGGGGGAATGAGTGGTTAGTGGTCAGACGACAGTGGTTAGTTATTAGGGGTTTAAAAAAAGTCCTTTCTGAAGTGGAAGGGGCTTTTTATTTTTGCGATAGAAGGAAAAAACAGAAAAAGTAAAATCATTTATGGGAAAAATTTTTGTGACCATGTGGATCCTCTTTGGGATATACATATTGGTATTGGTGATGATTATGGCAGACCTATGGAGTGGTTTGCGCAAAGCAAAAAGCATGGGAGCGGTGCGTACCTCGTATGGGTATAAGCGTACCGTGGGGAAGGTAGCCCAGTACTACAATGTCCTGATAGCGCTTACCGTAGTGGATAGTATGCAGATGAGTGCTGTGTGGTACTTTGAGCAATATTATGGCAATCAGCTGTGGTTCTTTCCATTTATGACACTTGGGGGTGCCTTTTTGCTTTGCTTGATAGAAATAAAGAGTATCTATGAGAAGGCAGAAGACAAAGTAAGGATGGACAAGGCGGGGCATGTGATGGGGAAAATCATCATTAATCGGGAGAATGTGGAGGAGATAGCCGCCTCGATCAAGGAGTACCTTAATGATAAAGACGACAAACAACTAAAAAACGAATAAACTATGCCAACACCGAGATACAAGATACGCCCTGACACGGGCGATTTGCAGGAATACCTATTTGAATACAATGGGATCCTAGCCCTTAAGAACTTCGTGGCGCGTGTGGATGGGGAGCGCCTTATCCTCCACAGCGGGGCAGACATGAACTTTTCGATACTGGACGCTCTTGTCTCCGAGGTGGAGATAGACGGGCGGGTATATGACAATGCAGAGGCAGCACAGGAGGCGCTCATGCGATTGACCTTTAACACCAATAGGCCTGTGATTATGACCCAGCAAGAGCGGGAGCTGCTTCAAGGAGCGCTCCAGCGAGGCACGTATGTAGGTACAGCGGCGGATCTGAAGGCGCTGATAGACGGCAAGGTGGATAAGGAAGCGGGAAAGGGGCTAAGCACCAATGACTTTACCAATGCCTACAAGCAGAAATTGGACACGCTTGAAGATTACGATATAGAACTGGATGAGGCGACCACAGAATTCAAGCTCAAGAAAGGCAATAATGTGGTTAGGCGTATATCCCTAATGTTTTTGGACGATGAGGGCACGAAGCTACTCTATAACAGAACGGCGAAGACCTTGGAGCTACGAGATAAGCGGGACAACCTACTGACCAGTATCCCCGTGAGCCACTTTGTGAGTAATATTCCCACAAGTATAGTGGTGCAAAATGGGAAAATCAAGCTCATGGCAGGTAATACGGTTATCGATCAGAATACGATCTCCTATAATGATTTGGCGGATAAACCTAGTATGGACTTTATTCCTACCTCTTGGAATCGTAGGGATAATAAAGAAGTCATAAGAACACAAGTAGATGAGTGGCTAAGGATTAATGAGCTTAACAGCCATAGTAACGGTGTGTATTTTGGCACCTCTGTTATAAGAACAGATGGTCAAGTACAAGTTGGTGAAGATGGTGCAGAAGCGGTACTATCTAATCAAGGGCTTATCTTAAAGAAAAGACTTAGAATTAATGGATGGGCTGGTGGTGATGGTGCTGACATAAAATGTAAGGGTAATCTGCAAATTGGTTCAACCAGTGGAATTGTCGAATTTAGAAAGATATTTGGAGATCTTGTTAATTGGAATGGAAATGCAACCATTACTGTTGATATAAATGATGGCGTGATAAAGCTCAATGGTATCAAAACAAATGTGAATCCATCAGCGGAAAAGGTATTTGCAACAAATGGGCAAACTATACATCTGGCAGAGTATATAGGTACAAGTGGTTCCATCTCTTCCAATTGGACAATGACTGATGCTTGGTATGGTAGGACTATTAATGTAATGGCAAATGCTGCTGTTAATATTTCGACAATGGCAGAAAATAGAAATGTGACATTCCGCAAGTGTTTTGCAGGGGGAGCGGTAACGTTCAATACTACTGGAAAGCAAGTAGTATATACAGGAGATAACACCTTCAATGGGGGAGATGGAAGTACCGCTGTGGTGAGTACGGCTGGGGGGAATAAGATGTACATAGATATACGCAATATATGATGAAAATAATGAACAAACTCAAGGGGAGCGATAAGCTCCTGCATAGTAAGTATGGGAATATGATATTTATAAGCATATTCTTGGTAGCTGTGTTATTCCTATCCGTGGGGAAATCTTTGCTTATAGCTGCTATCGCCTTGGGCGCAATAGGTCTATGTAAGGAGCTATATGACAAATATTATAAGGGTACCTTCATAGACTGGTGGGACATAGTGGCAAGCTTCGTACCTTATCCCGTGATTAAACACATAAACAGATGAATGCAATACAATATTTTGATTGGGGAGGGGATGGTGATAAATCTATTCCTTTTTGCTCAGTAAGGCTTAAGAATTTTTTTAAAATCCCAAAATCTAATAAATTTCCATGGAATGCTCTTTCAGAAAACATGACTTCAGTAGTATATAGTACTGATGGTTTAGATGCTCGTGTTATAAAGTCAAAAACTGCGATAACTAAAAAAGATGGTAATGATTTTGTATTGAATTTTTTTATAAAGGAAAGTTCTTTAAGGGATAGAAAAAATTTAACTGTTATTAATTTTAATTGCTATTTAGATGGAAGTTTATTTAATGTAGGGAAATCCACTAAATTCTATGCAGAAATCTATGTTTCAGGAAGAAAAATAAAGAGAGATAGAGGCTTATCACAAGTTTCTTTCTGGGAAAAGAATATAGGAGCTAATATGGGCGAAAACGGCTCTGTACGTTTTGAAGATAATAATGAAGCGGTTACATTGAGTAGTTTATTAAATAAAGAAATTGTTTTTGAATTAGAAAATTAAAATGACACCAAAAGAATTTATTACAAAGTTTCTACCCTTTGCACTGGAGACGGAGCGTAAGACGGGTATATCGGCGCTATTTACATTGGCTCAGTCTGCCTTTGAGACAGGCTGGGGGAAGCACGCGCCTGGGAATATGATGTTTGGAGTGAAATCCAAAGAGAGTATGCCCGCTGAAAAGCGGCAGCTGGTGCAAACTACGGAGATCCTTGACACGGACAAGGAGAAATTTCCCGTTATTATCAGTATAGAAAAACGGTCTGATGGCAAGTATAAGTACATTGTTAAGGACTGGTTCCGCAAGTATGACACTCCTGAGGAGAGCTTTACAGACCATGCTCGTTTGTTCCTCACGAATAAGCGC